TGATCTTCTCAAAAGGCCTAATCTCGTCCTTTAAATTGTCAGTGTACAAGAAGAAAGGCCTTGTTCCTTTTTCATACATTTTCTCGTAGCGATCAACTTCAGTATCAATCTCGTTAAATACCATATCGATAACATCAGTGTCACCGCTTGCAACAGCTCGGAAATACTTTTTCTTGAGATCGTCTTCCGCAGGAGTATTATATGGCCAACCACCACTGGAAGAAGAGTCGACAGAATTCATATGTTCTCCAAAACTACCCAAAGCTTCTCTAGTACTTATGACAACTCTATCTCTTAAAGTACTATTATCAATCAACTCATAATAACTACCAACAGCTAGTCCTAGGGTTCTAAGATTTATAGCTACCGGTTCTGGGTTATACTTAGAAATAGCTATTTTATGCGGATCCAGTTGTTGTCCTCCTATTGTTGCAGGACCAAGTAAAGAGGTTCCATAAGCAACGCGGATACCAAGGTCAACTTTCCGATACAGAACTGACTTTTTAATATCTGTAATTCTGTTGTGTGGAGTTTTATATATGCTATTGACTCTAAAGTCGGGAGCCACACCACTTTGTGGTACAGCACCATCTAGCATTTCTTCCACAGGACCTGGTTCTTCCTGTTCAAAGCCTAACAACTTCAATACCTCAGGTAAATCCTCCTTGGTTATAACGTTGCAAAAGCCAGTACCTTCTTTTCCAGCAATATGGATACCAGCAATAATTTCACATCCGACATTCGGTTCATCAATAACGATTACTGAACCACAATCACCCTTCATAGTTTTAGCATGATAATTCAATGTGTCTTTGACACTATACATAGAACCATCCATTAACCAATCAGCAGTAACTGCTATATCTGAAGTAGTAAATTTAGCAACGGTATGTTGGCTATAAATATGAACTCCCCCATCGACTTGATCTGTAGAATACAATGAAATATTGATTTCCCTACGTTTACGAACTGCAGATTGATTCGAAATCATATATTTGTAAACGCCAACTGCATTCAATTCTTGATGCGTTCGCACCAGACAGCAATCCAAATCTCTCAACCTTTCAGAAACATCGACATTTGACAAAAAGTCCAATAATTTCATCTTAAACCTTCTACGATTGTTTGTTGTTGTAATATGCAATTCTCTTAACTCAGGATCTCCGGGTTTAGACATGTACACGTCCAACAAATGTATAAAATGATACGGCATAAGGAAAATATCACCTTTTATATTTAGACAATGGCCAAGCTTTTTCCGATAAGTTGGTTTGACGCCTTCATCTACATAGTAAACCACAAAGAAATTGCTCTTTAGTACAGTATTAACTATATCGATAGATTGATCTCTATTGGTGTTTAAACCTTTAAAGCTATTGATCATATAAGAAGTATCCCATAATGAGTGGGGATTTTCACCTTCCTTCTTAACATGACTTCTAGCTAACGGAATTCTATTACCACGAACAAATTTCTGTGAGGAATTTTCTCTGGCAACATATCTTTCATCAATACCTGACTGGGGATCATTATTGTTGAACCACAACGAACTCAAAAATTTGACAACTTGTTGCAGAACAAAACCAAGAAGGTATACAGATGAGACAGTTATCACTATTTTGTGCGCTTTCCCAGCAACAGACAAGAACTTACTAATAGTAGGATTCCACAAAGAAATCCATGACTTACCATCAGTTATTCTCCTGGAACTCCCTAGTCTAATGTTCCATAGATTAGCTATAGCTTTCGCTAAGCAATCTTTGGGAGCCCAGTCAAACGCAGCCCTATGTAAGAAATAAACACGGCAAAACTCCTTATAGTCTGCAACGTTGTCTTTTATAGTTGATAGAGTTTCATAAACATCTTTATCATTAAAAGAAAGCCAATGTTCCAATAATATAGTTTTGTTGATATCTTCTTTATAAAGATTATACAATTTCTTAAAATAATCGGGTTCTTTTCCATGTTTTTCAATATTAAATTCGTCACCGGCTTGTGGATGTTGACATTCATTTTCATAAAAATTTTTCAAATCAAGCATATCCACATCAACATTAGTTGAAAAATTAGAAGCTTCTTTAAAAATGTGAAGATGCTTAGATTCTCTCAAAAATATTTTGCGTACCAACAATGAAAGGTCCATAACTTGAGGAGAGCCATGTTCAGCCCCATTTACTTCAGCAACTTCCAATAACCAAAAATCTGGAGGGAATATAGTAATAACCATTCCACTCTCAATCATGTCCTTGTACTTAGGATTCACAGTGACATTGACCCAGAAATGGAAACGTCTTTTTAAAGCTTGCTGATTAGTTATAGCGTGTTGTCCAGCCATGTTGGTAATGTTACTATTAAAGATACAAAATGCTGATCTAAAGAACACAGTGTTCTTGTTTTCAGCAACAGCTATAGGCAAACTATACTCAGCAGAATTGATAATCTTAATGACATTTAAACTTTCTGATTCCTCACTAGAAGTA